TATAATTGTACTGCTTGTCGCAGGAGATAAAAGACTTATCTCTGCATACAATACACCCTCTGTACTATTTATCAAAGTAGAGTTCCCACTATTGTTTGCAATATCTTGAAGCCTAGTGCTTGTTGCTCCGTTAGTTGGAATGTATGAGGTTGCGTAGGATTGTTGTTCTGCTTGTGCTCCCCAAATATATAGAGCATCTCCATCATTAGTTATTCTTATTCTTACTCTTGGAGAAATACTAGTATCACTTAATGTAGTTTCTACTCTTTGCCATTCATTGTTAGCTGTAAAAGTAACAATATTTGTTCCAGAAAAATCAATTTGACCACTAACATTTCCTCCAGTTGCAGATTTTACATAAATTGATTGCGTTACTACTACATTGGCACTACCTACATTATCTTGAAGTCTAGCATCATTATCAGTAGCTGTCATTAAATCTGCACTTAATGTTCCATCTGGACTTATAGCTTGATTTGCTAATATTGTGCATCTTGTTTTACTCCAATCAGATTGACTAAAATCCTCACTATAAGTTACCAAATTCGTACTCTGATTTTCCAAGAGTAGACTAGGACAACTACCATCTAAATAGTCCAATCTTGGTACATTTGAATCAACAGTAGTTATTAATCCGTTTTGTGCTATTCTTGTGGCTGATCCACTTCGTGAAAAATTAAAATCTCCTTCTCCATTTGTAGGAAATATAGAATAAAGTTTTTGCGATTTGTAACCACTAGGGATTAATAAAATACTTGCTTGATCCGCTAAAGACATATTTTTAAAGTTTTATTTATTATGTTATTTTTTACAAAGACAATTTTGATTGTACGCAATCAATTGCCTCAATTGTTCCGCCGTCAGCAATAACTCTTGCAACGTAATTTTGAACTATTAAAGAGTAAAAAATACTTTTTTGATTGATTTGTAAATTTAGACCTAATCCAATCATATACTTTTATCTTAAATAACAAATAACCTTACCACTTGCAACGCTAACATCATCAAAGTTTCCATAAATAACAACACCGGTACTCATAGATAACGAACTTATTGAAGTATCGCCTCCTATGGTATCAATGTCACAAGAAATTACTGAAGATTCTATTGCTTGAATTGCACAAAAGTTTTCACCCGCTAAAGATGTAGCTGATGCAGCTATTACTCTTAAACCCTTGTCTCCGAATGATAATTTTTGAAATTCACTAGAATAATATAAATCTGACGCCATTTTTTTTATTTTAATTTTATATTCACAAAAATACAAAAATTAAAATTATAGATTTTTAATCATTTTTTCTAACGGCAGATCCAAAAAAGTAGCCAAAAATAGATAATACAATTCCTTCACAAATACCAATTAAATGAATCCAAACCTCTTTGTTAGATTCAGGAATTTGCAAATACACAATCGCATAAATAATAAAAGAAAAGGCGCCTAATCCAATAACACCGGTTAAGTTAAACATTAAGTCAAAGCCTCCTGATTTAGCCTTTTCAACTTCTCGTTTTCTTGCTGAATCCCTATCGGCAACCTCTAGTTTATAAAACTCAATCAGTTCGTCATTTAATTCTTTTTTTTGTTCAGGCGAAATGCTTGACTCGTTGTCTATTAAGTTTTTAACAACTCCTAAAACCCCTTTTTCCGGAAGTACGTCTCCAACAAATCCAGGTATTTTATTTAAAATAAATTGACCAACCTTTGTGTCTTTAAATTTCTTTTTCGGCATTACTCAATAAGTTTATATTCATCAAACGCATCAAAACTCGGACAAGCCTTTTCGCTAAAATCCCTATGGCCATAAATAACCGCTTTAGGATGCATTTTTTTTAGTGTTTTTAACAAGATTAAAAGACTTTCTTTTTGTTGTGGCGTTCTAGTATCTTTAGCGTCTAAAGATTCATCTAAACCTCCAATATAACAAACGCCTATTGACATTTTATTTTGACCTCTTGAATGTGCGCCAATTTTCTCAACGTTTCTACCATATGAAATTAATCCGTCTAAATGGACAATATAATGATAACCAATATCAGAAAAACCTCTTTCTAAGTGCCAACTCTTTATTTCTTCGGCGCTTGTTTTTCTACCCTCAGGCGTAGCGCTACAATGTATAATTATTTTGTTTATTTGTCTCATTTTTTAAATTTGTTCAATTTTATTTGATAATTCAATTACACCTCTAAAATAAGTTGAATCTGATAAATCATCCTCTAAGTAAGTAACGCCATTGTTTACACTTGTATAAACATTAAATCCGTCAGTAGCTATATCAATGTAGTTTGATGATCTTGTTCTTACATTTTCAAGACATTGTGAAACCATTAAATTTGTGTCTAATTGTCCGCCATCATCTGAATAGAATTTTGAAATACATTCAATTCGTGTTATTGTTTCGGTGTTAAAAGATTGTTGGTTTTGGTCTGTTTCGTCTGTTGAAACTGAATAAACTCTTATTAATGGGTATGTTGCATCCGTTGGAATACGATTGTAAACCGGAACTGCAACGCTATTAATTAAAACATTGCCGTTTAACTTTGCGATAATTGCTTTTCTAACATAATGAATTGCTTCTAACATCTTACTCTATTGCTTTTTTAATTTCGCCATTTAAGCGCATTAATAATTTTTTTAGACCTATTCTAGCAGAGCCAAAGAAAAATGGTTGAGGTTTCATATAACCTGGCTTGGCGCCTTTGAATTGTGCTGCGTAACTCTTCGGTATTCCTAATTCTAGCATATCATCAAAAGTTACAAATGCACCCGTTCCAAATTCTACATAAGGCGCATATTTTGCTCCCGCTATTACCTCAACAGTTTTACCCTTTTTTTCTGACTTTATTGACTGCCTTAGCGTACCATAATCAGACGCTACATTTTTTTTTGCAATTCGTGCAATATCTAAACCGGCCGTTCCAAGTTCTTTTGATAATGTATTTTTATCAAAGGAACGCAAATTGTCTAACTTTTTTTTAAGTTGGGCCAAATCTGATTGGTCGATTTTAATATTCATTTTACTTAGACTTTGTTGCTAATAATTTAGTATAAAAATCCAAATCAAACTCAAACTTTTCATTTATGCGATATTGTTGAGATCCACCCTCTAAAATAAATATATCTCCCAATTGAATTAAATCTGCGGTATTTTTACGCATCATTATTTCGACTTGAACGTCTTGTGTTCTTTTTCCTAGTTTGTCGCTTATATCTCCGCTAATCTGCTTTAAATTACACCATACGGTTGCAATATTTGACAAAGTTGAATTATAACCGCCAAAACCATCTGACGATTTAACTAATCGTTTTATTGTTATTTTAGAATCTAGTTTTCCGGCATCCATTAAATAAACATAGTTTTGTAAGACGTCAAAATTTTTCTTGTCGATGTTGGTACTTCTGCAACATTGTTTTGCTCAATTGTAAAATCTGCTCTATTATCATAATAGGTTGATATAAGTTGCAACATCGCTTGTTTTACTAAAGAATCATTTATTCCTAAAGTTACATATGTAATTTTAACTCTTTCGGCAAAGCCTCCGTCTAGTTCAATAGTTTCATTATCTAAACCAATAATTTCATAGTCAGTTGTAGCAGTTCCGTTAATTGTAACCTCTGAAACACTAGCAATTGGCCCAAAAGGTAAATCAAACAATCCGTTTGTTGTGTCCAGGTAGTACGTTCTATTTTTTGGAACAATATCTCTTGAAATATAATTTTCGCACCAAATACGAGCCTGAGAAATCATTGCGGTAATTATATTATCATCCGCACTTGTATCAATACGAACATAATCTTTAACATTTTGCGCCGTTAATATTTCATTTCCGGTTGTTGCGTTAATTTTAATTTGTCTCATCTGATTTGATTTCTTTAAATTCAACCTTTAGTTCTTTTGTTTCAAAGGTTTGCTTTTCTTTCTTTTTAGATATTTTTGATCCTAAACCTTTTTTAATCCAATTCTTAGCAGTATTTGCGTCTAACTCTATAACATCGCCTTCATTGTAACGCTTGTCTCCTTTTAAAATAGATTGTTTGATTTTTAGTTTCATATTATGAATATTTTTGTAAAGATAAAAAAAAAGCGCCACATTAGATTGCGACGCCTTTTCGTTGGAAAACAAAATTCAAAACATTTAAAGTTCTGCAAAGTTATTAAAAAATTTTAAATATTTAGGCGATGTTAATTCAATTGATTTTTGTTTGCCGTCATTTTTTAAAATAAAGAATCCGTCTTTTTCTTTGTAGTAAATAGCAAAAAAATCCACGTCTTTAGTTTTGTAATTTTTTAGTTTTGTATCTCTCAAAAAAACTCTAGGCCTTTTTGTTAATTTATGAACTGATTTAATTTGTATTTTAAGCAATCCTTTTGGTGTTTCAATAATGCAATCATATCTCGAAGTATTAAGTAAAGGAAATGAAACATAAAAGCCTTTCTCCATTGCAGCAGTTGCAAATTTGTATTCAGCAAGACATCCAATTTGGTTGCTATCCATATTGTAAAGATAGCAAAATAAAAAAACCCACGTTTTAACGTAGGTTATAAGTCAATAAAAATCATTTAGGCGCTACCTATTAGATGAATCAAAACAACCAAAGCAACAATATTGTTTTCCAAGTTGTACATCAACTCCGCACTCCATACATTCGCTCTTTTCTTCTGACGATTCTAAATGTTCGTTTAATTGGTGATCAAATACATCCATAGCTATTTTTTTTCTAAATGATTAATTTCTCTCTCTAAGCAAATAATCGCCTTTTCTAAATCCTCAATCTCTGTATCTTGGTTTTTTACTCCCGCCCTTACAATGTACTTTATGGCGTTACCTCTAGCAAAGGATAAATTGTAATCGTTTGCAATATCTATGACGTCATAGTTTGCGCCATTGTCGTAGTGTTTTGGTTTGCTCATTATACGTTAAAAATTAATCCGGTTAATAATCTGACGATAAAATAGCTAGGCGCTAAAATCAATACTAATGTTTGAAGTTTTTTCATTTTGTTTTGTTTTTATATCCAATTCATTTGTAAAAAATAGTGATAAGCAAGAACATAGCTACTAAAATAAAAAAGACTATTTGCCTTGTTAAAGGCAATGGTCATACCATCGTGCTTATCTCCTTTTTCATTTACTGTATTGATGTACATTCCTTTATCTTCAAAGATATTTTTTATATCTTCTTTTGTGTACATTTCTTTTAATTCCTTAACTGTTTGTAATTTTTTCATTTTGTTTGTTTTTGTTTTAATTATACATTTCTTTAGATTCAAGATTTGCTTGTATGTTGTGGGCGTATCTTGAATATTTGTAACCCTTAGTTACGTACTTGTCGGTCTTAGTGTCGTAAACCTTAAATAAATTGTTGTCAATGTGTACTTCGTATCTTTCCATACTCAAAGATAAAACTTTTTTTGGAATTAAAAAAATATTTTCACTTTTATTTAAAGTTTTTTTTCATTTTATTTGTAAACCCTTGAAAATTAAGGGCATAAAAAAAGACCTAGAAATTAATCTAGGCCCTTTAAAATAAATTATTTTAGTTATTATGGAGTCTCTAATGCTGCAATTGCAGTTGCAAAAGATCCATTTACAAACGCATTTGGTAAGTAGTTTGTTAAAGCAACTCTTTCGCTTACTCTAACAGTTACAAATCCATCTCTTACGTTAGTTCCATCCTCTCTAAAGAACTCAACGTTCACACCTTGTCTAACCCATAACTGAGTACCAACACCAAAGTTTCCAATTAAGAAAGTTCCGGCAGCGATAGCAGTGTTTTGAATTACTTTCACTCCTGAAAAAGAAGGTTGTAATCCGTTATAAACTTGGTCTTTCAAGTATTTGTTAGTTGAATCTTTTAACAATAAGATTTTGTTAAAATCAGTAGGATTTAACATAATACAATCAGCGTTGTAGTTTAACAAAGATAATTGATTCAATGCAGCAACAATAACGTCAAACTCATTTGCAGACTCAACAGACTGATAAAAAGCACCATTTGAAGAAACGTCAAAGTCAGCTGCATCAGTAATGATTCCGCTTAAATTAGCACCGCTTCCACTTCCGTTTAATATTTGAGCATCTTCAACCTCTAAAAGTTTCTCTGGCGCTCTTGCAGATAGGTACGACGTTAATTGTGGCGTATCAGCCAACATTTCCTCAGAAATACGGAAGTATGTTCCGATTTTTCTTACGTTAGCATCAGCCGCAGTCATATCAAAATCAGATTGTCCTAAAGTTGCACCTTCAGCAGTTGCAGCGGCACCATTAGAATATCCTGATTCTTTTACATATCGTACAACATCAGATTGAGTTGATCCAGTAGCTAGTAATTGTCTTACGTGAACTGGTCTTGTAGGATCAAATTTGTAACCTGGTACTCTGTCCGCCGGAATTACTTCTCCGGTAAAATCAGCGCCAATAGTCATATCTGCCTTTAATTCAAATGATGCGCTTCTTGAATTACCTTTTGCAATTCCTTCTACGGCTCCATTATCCAACGCCTCTTTTAAAGCACTTTTAAAAGTTACTTTCTTTTGGCTATTGAATTGTTTTTTGTTTGCTACTTCCATAGCGTCTAAACGCTCGTTTAATTTAGTAGCCATTTCGCTAACTCCTGATTTTACAATTTCGTTAGCTTTTTCTACGACATTGTTTACAACGTCTGAATTTGATTTTTCAATTTTTGCGTCAATAGACTTGCTAATTCCGTCTATTTGACCTTTTAGTTCTTCGTTCATTTTTTTATGAATTTAATGAATTTAATAAATAATTATACACTTCGGAATCATTGCTTTTTACTTCAACATTCGGCGAAGTGATAATCTCTGTCGGCTTCGTGAACTCAATAAATAATGATTTTAATTTTAATACTTCTGCTTCAATAGCGTAACCCATCTCGTCTGAAATGTCGCCTTTTCGCAATAGTTTAGAAAGGCTATCGTATCTTTTAGAAACTTTTTCTAAATCTACATTTCCTTTTACGTCTAATATTTTAGCTTGATCATTAGCTGCCAATGTAACGGCGCTAATTTCATATAGTTTTACCTCGTTTATTTCTCTATAATCTCCTTTGTCTTGCTTTTGTATTGGTAATATACCTACACTATTTTCGGTTATTACTCCGCTTTTCATTAATTCAACAACATCTTTTCCAAGTTGCGTTTTAGCAATCTCTGCAACAAAAACTAAACCTTTGTCATCCTCATAAAGTTCGGTCATTTTCCCGATTGGTTGATTCATATCGTGTTGATATAAATATTTAACTCTCGAGCCATTCTCGGCGATTGTCTTTTTGTAAGCGCCTTTCATAATTATATCAGAATCAGAATCTTTGTTTCCAAAGAATGATCCATAACCTTTTATGATTCCGGCTTTTTCATCCGCATCGATTAACTCACCAACCGGAGCCGCTTTATAAAGAATTGTGTTCATATAGAAAAATTTTTGTAAATATACGATTTTTTAAATTTTTTGATTTACAAGTAAATTGGAGTTGCTAAATCTTGCCCATCTTCATTAACTAATAAGCCTATTTTTTTTCCATTTCTGTTTTTTATAAACTCAATAGCTTCATCTGTAAAAAGATACCTATTTAAATAAGTTATATCAACCCCAAACTCATTCTCATAATCTTTACATAATTTTAAAAATTCTATCATTTTAATAATTTAAATTAAGTTCATCAACCATTTTAATCATATCGTCATACATTTCTGGATACATTGATTTAAATAATTTGTTACCTTGAAATCTATTTTCGTATGCGTGTGCTATAAATTCGTGCCATTGTTTATTTACTTTCTTATAATATGAAACTCCGTGACCGCCTCCTATTCTTTCTTTTGTTAATGCTCCAAATGTATCCTTAAGAGATCCCATATCATCTAAAAACTCTCTACTATTAGTGTAACCTAATTTTTTTCCTATTGTTTCATAAGATTCATAACTTAAATTATTAATTTCGTCAAAGTATTTTTTAAAATTACTTTTATTTAAAATATCTTTTTTCCATTTAGAAAATATTTGCTCTAATGGTTTTGCGGCTCTGTCTTTTTCACCTCTGAATATTCCTCGGAATATCCAACCTCTTGAATCTGCTACAAAGTGACCTGATTCGTGAATGTAGACCCTATTAGTAAGATATGGAATTGTTTGTTTGGGCATAGAAATAATTCCTCCCGTATGATTAGCTCTAACTTTTTTGATGTTTAATTTTTGTAATTTCTTAAAATGATTAAATATTGATAAATCAAATCCATCAAAATCATCAATTAAATTAACTATATTTTTGGGAACATTTGGATTTGTTGCCAAAATTTTATCAATTTTATTTTTATAATTTGTTTCTGTAACACCTGACGCAACAGTCGCTCCGACATCTGCAACAAAATCTCCTAAACCATAACCCGTTCTAGTTCCGCCACCTAAACCAAAGTTAATGTCAGTAATTTCTCCGGTCGCTTGTGCGGTTTCTTTAGGAAATGGCGCTATTGAACAACGGCAATTAATTACCTCACTAGCTGGGCCACTTGGATCTCCTGGGTACATCATTAAAGCACCTCCAACCATAAACGGCTCATTTTGAGGAACTGGATCACTTGCACCGGCTTCGGCGTGAGTAGACCTAGTTCTATCATCAAAAGACGCAACCCACTCTTTCATCATATCGGCGGCCGGAAATATTGTGTTTGCAGATTTTAAAGTTGCAAAGTTTGCAGCACTTGTTGCCTCTGTTCTAACTAATCGCTCCGCTTGAAACGTCGAATACCTATTAAATTGGCTTCTTAAAATCCTACTCTTTTCGGCAATACCTAAGTTTTGAAAGTCAATATCAGTCATTAAATTTCTTGTAACTTTTTGTAGTGTTGCTTTTGCCGTTCCACTTACTAAAGTAACCCTTTCAGCACCTACGGCAGAGCCATAAGACGCAAAAGAATTTTGCCATTCATCAACGTATTGATTCGGATTAACTCCTTTTTTTATGTATTTATCAAAATTTCTTGCATACCATTTGGCAAATTGTAAACCGATATCCTCGTATAAATCTCGATAAATTTTAAGTAATTCGTTTGTACTAAATAAAAGTTGAAAAGATGTTTGACCACTAGACAAAAAAGATTCTGCTCCTTTGAAGTATTGGTTTTTATAGTATCGCCTTACTTTAGAGGATTGCCTTTTTTCGGCCTTGTTCAATTCTTTTTCAAAAGCCTTTTGCCATTTGTCTTTGTCTAACCTCAATTAGTCGTCTTTTAATTTGTTTACTTCTCTAATTGCCCAATCAACTCCGGCAGTTCCACCCCATAAGTTCCAGGCAACGTAACCGTTGTCCTTCCAAGGCTCTCCCTTATATTTAGGATCTATCTTTGCGTTTTCTCTATGGCGATTAAATTGCGCCATTCTTTTAACAACATCTAAAGAAATGTTTTCTCTGTTTGCGAGTTGCGATGCTCTACGCCAACCGACCTCAGTTCCCGCAGTAACAACATCACGCCCATACTTTTTACGCCATTCAATCATCCTTTTAGCGTTGTTGGTTGCAGATTGAGGATAATTATTATAACTCTCGGCTTTTTGTGTTGGCTTTTGTTTTGAACTCATTGGGTGTTCAGTAGGTAATAAATCTGTATCGTGTTTTCCGCCTCTAAATTTACCATTTCTTAAAACGTATAAAAAAGAATTTACTCTACCCATTGCCCATTGCTCAGGAGATGAAACGCTTGGCCTAACCGATTGAGGATTTGTTCTGTATGCTCCAACCCCTCTTTCATAAACCTTAAACAAAGTTGATATTGTTGTTTTCTTGGATGCTACATTATTAACTTCCTCGTTATGATCATCAACCTTATTTTGTAAAGCCGTTTTTAATTTGTCGGAAATTTTAGCTTTTTTTTTTAAATCAACATCATCAAACAAAAACTTGTTTACGTCTACATCTATTGACTCAATTGGTAAATCAATATCACTTGGAGTTGTTGGAATTAAATTAGCCGGAATAAAATAATCGTCTAATTGAGTATTTTCTTCATCCTTTCCATAGTTCATTGCTGAACGCTTTTCGTTTGGCGTAATCCACCACGCTTTTGATAGTTGATCAACCACCTTTTCAGTTTCCTCTTGCATCTCAGGAATTACAGAAAAATCAAATTCAATACAAAGTTTGTCACCATATTTAGGCGCCAACCATCTGTTTAATTCGTCTTTAATTTTTATTAGTTCCGGAATAACTGCGTTTTGATATAATGCTTTTTTAGCCTCTTTCATATTGTTATAAGAGGATGATTCAGTATTATTTAGTAATTGTACCGGTACATTGTAAATATTACATAAATCTTTAATAGAGGCGTTGTATTGCGCTATTAAAGAAACATCTGTTGCGTTTAATCCAAAATTAACCCAAGACATTTTGTTTGGAGTTATGATAATATCTCCGGCATTGTCCGAGCCTTGGTGCTGACGTTTAAATTTATCTTTTAATTGTTGCGCTTGTACCTCGTTAATATCGCCCATTTCAGAAGTTAATAAACCTCTTGCAGTTTGGTTTTGTAAATATTTTACTCCGGTTTGTACCGCTTCATTGTTTGTTGTTAAAGAACGCAAACCCGCTCTCAATGGCGATTGTCCGTACATATGTGAGCCAGTACCATCATAGTAAGGATTGAAGTCTTTAATGTGGCAGATTTCAGATGCGTCAATGTATTTTGTTCCGTTGTATTCTAATTTATATTTTGACACCGGCTCCATTATACCATTTGAAATAATTTCCATCACTTGTGACGGCATAACATACAACTCAGTAAATTTGCCAACATTTGATCCAGTATCAGGGCCAATTCCGTAAATGTATCTATTACCGGTTAATTTACCAAAAGCAATTAATTCAGTTAGCCAAGCGTTATATGATTGTGCCGGATTTGGTCGCTCTAATATTTTATGTAATTCAGTATCTTGTAATTCAACCAATGCATTTTTTTGCAATAATGACGCCTTTTGAATAGACGCTGCATCCATCATTCCTGAAGTTAAAGCCTTATATCTTTTATAATCGTTTTCGTTTGTCTTTTCATAAACTTGAAACGGAATTGTTGTTGCCGCCTTTGTGATTAAATTTATCAAAGAATATATTGTTGCGTTTTTCTGATATCCTTGCGTAATATAAGAATCATCGTTCTCGTTATTCCAAAGCACAGAATTACCTAGCCAATTATAAATGGCTCTGTTGTATTGCTCGTTTGTGTTTTGATTTTTTTTTGAAAAATTGAATCGGTCAAAGAATGAGGCCATATTTTAAAGTAATATAAAATTTTCGTAAAAATACAAAATTTAAAATTGTTTTTAAACTACAAAAA